TAAAGTTCTTTTTCTTAAGGATTAATTTAGGATATAGGAGAGAATTATTTACCTAAGTTATAAGAATTTATTTCAAGTAATTATAAAATAATAACTGTAATGCTAAATCTATTAACATTATTATTTTTTATGAATATAAATATATTAAATTATTTATATGAGTTTTGTGGTGTTTTGCTGTATTATATCTCACCTTCTGTTAATTATATAAATACTGTATCTTTATAGAGTATCATTAATAAGTTTTTCCCTTATGTAAATTACTTGTTTGAAAATATTAATGTTCCATTTAAAGTCAAGAAAATAGTAATAGGATCCATTAGAACATTAGTTAAAAAGAGTGTTCCTGTTCATCAAAGAAAATAACAGTATTACGATAGTAAAGAAAGGAACTATTTGGCTCTTAAGGAAGTATCCTTTTATGATATATATGGATAGGAAATTGAAAATACAGATGCATAAAATATATTTGATTATTATAAGCAGCATTGCTAGTGCAATAAAGTAAAAATGAAAGAGGAAATATTGTAAGAAGACACGCAATTTGCCTTACAAAATGTGACTTTTACTAGTTGCCCATTAGGGAGTGTAGCTGCTATATGTGGTAGAATGGCATCGGGAAGAATTCTACCAGCTAGTGCCAGTTTAAATGAGTTTGAATAATACATAAAATAAAGCAAATTGTTATATAAACTTATTGACACTATTAGATCAATTACTCCTTATACCATGTAAGAATATTTAGATCATGTTAAGTAAACAGACTTAGATAAGTCTAAGAAATACAAGAAAGCTTGGGAAGATTTCTTGTGTAGTGGAGAGTATAGAAATGTTTACGAAGTATTTTGTAAAACAGGAGAATATCATTTATTTTCAAATTATGTTGATCCCTCAATTAGTGCTAAACGAAACCGAGTCATTTTTAATCCATCTGATGTAATTAAAGTAGTTGGAGGTTGGATAAGTTATAATTGTTTGAGAGGATTAAAGACGTTCGATTAATAATATTATGTTGGAGATTTGGATTTATAATAAAAAGAATAATTATTTACTTAGGATTATGAATATTTATAGTAAAGTAGTAATGATGAAATTAGTTTTATTATGAATGATGGAGATTAGCATGATAGTAGATAACATTATTAGCTGATAAATTTAGTAGATAATTTTGTTATAGATAATGTTCTAGAACATATAATGAATGTTGAGCCTCTCTTAACTCAAAAACATTATAAGTAAGTTAAGAAAATTGTTTTAGACATGGAAGCTAATTTTAGAGTTTATTGGAAAAATATTGCTTCTAAGAAAAGATAGGTTTAAATTCGGGGTGTATTAAAGGGAACGGTTTTTTCCGGGCACCCTACTAGAACAACATTTGGAAATACGTTGAGAGTAATTTTATACAATAAGTTCATTATGTATAAAGCTGGAATTTAAGATCATTAATATAAATTACATGTTAATGGAGATGACACTTTATTAATGGTTTAAAAGAAATAGGTTAATATGGTATTATAAACATTTAAGAATATTGTCTATCATCTCAATGGGGATTCTAATATCTAAGCAGTATATGGATTGGGTTAAGCGACTAAAGGTGTAGAGAATAATGATAGATATTTTACGTTTTTATCATTACTTGGGACATATGTGCATGGATAAGGTATAAGATTATTTAGAAATTTACCACGAATTTTAATATAATAATAGTTTTCTGATAGTATGGTTATAGATAAAACTGCAATCAAAAAGAAAAATGATGTTTAAAAATTATTATAATAAAGTCTCGTTAATTCTATACATTTATCTGGTCATTCTTTAGATTTCGTAAAAAATTTAGTGGATAAAAATGGAGGAGCTTCTAAATCATTAAATTTAGAGATCACATCAAGGGAGAGCCCATATAGTTTTAATTATAAGAAATTATAGTTTTCTGATATATCAAATTATAATGATAATGAAATATATGCAGATATCTTATAGAATATAGGTGATGTAAATTTAAGATTTGGAGAGTATGAGAGTGTTTGTATGGAAGCATTTAATAATTAATATCATACAATAAGTAGTGTATATGATAAGAATAGAATGTTTTAATATTAAGATAATGATCGAGATTTAACTTAAGATATGATAGTTAAAGAGGGTAAAGTAATCATAGGCTCAATTGGAGCGGTTGGAGGTGGCACGCATAAAGTGTAAAATAACTTTTTTGAATGTTACAAAAAGTGTTAATATACTTTGTGTTATGATTAACCTAATTAGTTATCATTGGAAAACTATTCATGATGAACATGGCTAGTTTGAAATTAAATAATTACAAACGAAAATAAACAAAACCCCGTTTCTGGTGGAATGAATACCGCTGTTCTAGGATAATAGAATACTGAGTAAAGTAAGACGACTACTCTTTTAGAAAAGTCTCATATTCTCTTAAACTAAAATGATTTAGTTTAAGAAGACATTAATTAAGATAGCTTAATTGATAATATTTAAATTCCTCTTATAGATTAAAATTGTGAAGTTTTTAAAATTACTCCATGTCCTATTATCATAGGTGTAATATTAAATTAAAGAGGATTATAGAGTGTTAAAGATTAGCTTAAAAATAACCCAAAATTATCAAAAGCAACCTTGACAAACTAAGCTAAGAAAAAACCATAATTTGTTGTCAGCAGCAAAAAGATACCTAAGAATTCGAAAGTTAATACAAACAATAATAAAACTAAAATACCTGTGAAGGTTTTGAATAGTGGGAAAATTCTTATAGGTATGATAAAGAATAGTCGAAAGAATAGATAAGATAAAATCTAGAAAAAATTAAGTTAAGTTAATTTAGATCCATTTGTCAAAAGTGTACTTAAACCTTTTGACACTTTACCAATTAAACCATATTTTGACTACCCTTTAAACACAAGCTTAATAGAGTAAACATTAGAATATTAAGTAAGTGCTACTAAATCAGACGGAACTCTTACTACTCCTGTACCATTTGATACATATGGAGTCGCAGTTGGAATTTTTCCTCATGCGTTTAATGACTTTGGAAAAGGTTTGTCATACTTTAATGGAGAACCAGTAGAAGGTATTTAATATGCACCTAGCGGATACTTAGGGAATTATAGATTTTATTAGTAATATAAAAGTGGGTCTGGAACTTATTCTGATGTTATTGTTAATGACGTATCTCCATTAGCAATTAAAAATTCAAATAATAGCAGTAAGACTTATTGGGGAAAGAATAATGATTCTACAGCTAGGTGGACATCTGCAAGAGTTGTTAGGTGTGGAGTGAGATTGATTCCCACAAGCGCATAATTAAATAGATCAGGTTTGATATAAATAGTATAGATACCTGGTAAAGATTTGGATGTAAATATGGTAGGCACATTGGGTTAAGGATCAATAGTGATTCCATTTCCAACTACAAGCCAAATTAAGACATATCCTACAAGCTATGAAGCTAGTAATGCTTCTAATAATCGATAGCACGATTATTGTTGGATACCAATAGACCCTATGGACGCTGTATTCGTTTAAGATTAATTGTCAGATAACTCAGCATCTGGTAATATATAGTAAGTCAGCGGTGATATGTCTACTTTTTCTAATCATTTTAGAAATGCAATTTATATTTTAGCTACTGGATTAGCAGAAAAAGATAGTTTTAGATTAGAAATAAAAATATGTTACGAATTTGTCCCTACTACAACATTTAGGTAGTGGACTGATTCTACAGGCCCTAGAGCTAAGCTGGAAAATCAATAGAAGTTGAAAGATCTAGTGATTAGCAACCCATTAGCTTAGAGTATATAAGAAGGTTGTGATATTGGATAATTTCTATTAAAGAGCGGATAATCTTTATTAGAAACTGGCTTAAAGAGTGGTTTAATTTAAGAATTGGCTACTACTGCTTGGAGGGGTGTTTCTGCAACAATGTTTTGAATGAGATATATCATACGATTATTTATTTAATTTATTATATATATATATATCTTGTTAACTACTTTTACCACAGAAAAATGTACTTCTTTGTACGACTTAATGTATATATCCGATATATTAAGAATAGGATAAACATAGTGCTATATATGTTTATTCTGAAAGCCCTATTAATATAGTATTGTAG